ATAATTTGATCATCAAATAATAAAATAAGACGAATACCTTTATATTTTATTTTTTGACCTGAGTGTTTTCCATAACAAACATAATCACCTACTTTACACCATTCACCTTTTGGAAATTTATCTTTATCTTGATAAGCTAAATCTCCTAGAGCTACTACACGTCCTACTGTAGTAAGATAGGACATATCTTCTTTCGTTGAATCAGGTAATAATATACCACCCTTTGTCTTTTCTTTAATTGAGACAGGTCTTACGAGTACATGAAAACCTGGAAGTTCAGGTAAGATATTTGGATCAGTTTTTTCTTCTTCTGTAATCCACATATCATTCTTTATAGTTTTTGCTAATGGAACCTGTTGCATTAGTTATCCTCTTCTTCATAGATACGTTTCTTAACAATATCTGTTAATTTATTTCTGGCCCATTCAATTCCATAAATGTGACCAACCATTTGTCTGTAATGAGCAAAAGTATCTGATTGACCATTACAAATACCATTTCTTAGTTTAGTGAGTTCGTCATTATATTCTTTAACAACCTCATCCCAAATATCCATATAATTTAAATTCTTTCTATGTAATACTGGGTAGTAAATAAATACTACCCAATATTAGTTATTAATTATTATGCAATAGTTGATATTGGTGAAGTTAATGCTTCAGCTTTCCATGTGGAATTAGTAGCATCATCAGTTACACAAGTAAGTTTAACTCTTGAATTAATTATTGTTGAATTAACTAAAGTTAAAGTATCTCCTGCAACATCAGTTGCTGGATTAGCTGCAGTACCACCCATAAGTGATATTGCTCCATACCAATTAGAAACTCCTGAACCTGGTAAAACGAAAATAACTGTTTTACCACCACCAACTGCAGTAGTTACTATAAATTCATATGTTGTTCCTACATTAGCTGTACTAAGTGCTGGCATATTAACTACAATATCACCAGTTCCATCTACTGTAAAAAGAGTTCCAGATTCTGCTCTGGTTAGAGTATCTGTAACAGCTCCTCCAGTATTAAAAGTAGAGTTATCTACAGTTTGACGAAAATTAGGTCTAGTATCATAAACTGCTTCTTCAGTAACACAGTAACAGCTCCTACTGAAGATATAGTAATACTTTTAAAACCATTTTCAGAACGAACTGCTCCTTTAAATGTTGTATTTGCCATAATTTACTTCTCCTTAAAATTATCTTATCGTCTTGGCTTGTCTGCTAGGTCAGTCGATAAGCAAAATATACCCTAGATTATTTAGGAAAAAAATAAACCTATAAAATAAATTATCTTTTTCCTGTAGTAGGTTTTGGATATTTCCAAGCTTTATCTTCCCATTGTAAAGTTACACCTTTTTTAGGTCTACTTCCATATTCATCTTGTGGCATCTTAGTATAATCACCATAGAGACCACCATCTTTATTAGGAACATGAGAAGGTTTTCCATTAGTAATACCTTTATCTACAGGATAAGCTTTATTTCCTATTGGCATCTTTTTCTCCTTTCATTTCTTCTTTTAATAAATCCATCATAACATCAATAAGTTTAAAACTTCTTTGTCTGTCATCCAGATCTTCCATATTCGCTACTTTTTCTAAAGCATTTATACGAATTTTTTCCATATCAATTTCAGCTTTTTGATCTGCTATAGCAGTCTTTGCCATAACATCTAAAGCTTTCATGGTTTGTTTACTTGCTCTATCAAGATCACCTTTTTCTTTTTTCATCATTGCATCTTGACCAGATTTACCAGCTTCCACCATTAATTTAGCTTCCTCTAATTCTAATTTCTGTGCATCTATTGCAGAATCTGCAGAATATTTAGCAGATGTTGCTTGTAATTTTTGTTTCTCAAGTTCTACTCTTGCTTGTTCAAGTGCAACCATTTGTTGTTCAGGTGATTGAGCTTGACCTGCTGCCATATTTGCATTTAATACTTGTTCTGCTGCACTAGCCATAGCCATTTCTGCAACAGCAGGATTTTGTTGTTGTTCAGGTGGCATCTGTTCCATTGCCATTCTTGCCATACCATTTACTTGTTCTTGATATTTCATAATAGAATGCTCTTGTATATTTGCTTCTAATACTGGTTTTAATCTTTGCATGATAGGATTAGCACCATTTTCTGGATCTTGAAGATAAGCCATCTTTGTTTGTATATGAGCATCATGGCTTTGTCCAGGAAATGCTGCGATAGGTATACCTTTAGTTGCTGCCATAATATCAGATACAGGATCCATTTGTTGTGGTTCTTTTTTAGATGGAAGTATATCTTCCAGATTGGGCATATTAGCAGCATTTAATATTGTTCTATTTAGTGCTTCCAGATTAAACATACCAGGAGGTGATTGCTGTGCCATTTGTAAAGCCATTTGTGCAATCATCATCCTATGTGCATTTGATGGAATATTAGGATCAGAAACAGGGACTTGTTTGAATACACTCTTTTCAGCAAAAGGAACTTCATATGGATACTCTGAAGGAAGATAATCATAATTGATTCTTGCAAGTATTTTAAATTCATCTCGTTGAGATTTATGTAATCTCTTATGAATTGCAGAAAAGAACTTACTAGATGCTTCAAGTAATGCCATAGTCGTTCCAACAGGTCCATAAGATGCAGCATCAGAAACTATTTGTTCTGTACTATCTGCAAATTTCTGTCCTGCTGCAGTTACAAAGCCAAGCATTTGGAAAAGAGTTTGAGAAGGTTCTTTATAGGGAAGAGAGATTATTGCCTTATTCAAATCTTGTCCTGTTGCTTCTACTTCTTTGAACTCACCTGGACTTATTGGTTCATTATCACCAACAATCCTTACACCTTTTGCTTTAAATCCTCCTGGCAAGTTTGCAAATTGACCTGCATCTATTAAACTTCTCATAGCTGCTGTGGCAGTCATAGTTAAGTTTCCTAAAAAATGCATAAGGCCAAACCCATAGAAACTAAATCCTGGAACGAATCTATAATGAACAAAGTGTGAAATTTTTTCTTGGTTTTTATCGTCCTTCTTATAGTTTCTACGAATACTTAAAATCTGTTGTGATTTCTCTTCTACTGTAACAATATAAGGAAGAGCATAATCTTCTTCAATTTCTAAATAACAATGTTGTTCTAATAATGTATATTGTGGATCACTTGTTCCTGTTGGAGACAATCCAATAATTGTGTCCATCTTAGAAGAAAAAGATGTAGGTTCTGGATTTGTAGCTTCTGGTAAATCTACATCTCTATATATTTTTGCTCGTATATCTTTTGCAAGATCAACAGGACTTCTATATATAACATGTGTATATCTATCTGCTTTTCTTAAATTAGATGCATAATAAGAAACATAAAACTGATCTATTGGAACAAATTCAGATACTGGTCTTTTTAATGTTGCATCATAATAAACTTTTTTAAATGCTGATCCTATTAAAGGGAGATGGAATAACATTCTTTCAAACTCATCAAAGTATTCTGGCATCTGTTCTGTTGTTTGATAGTTCATAAATTCTTGTACACGATTAGCTTGGTCTTCTCTTTCAGGAGTAGACTTACCTAATATATGTGCTTTAACTGGACCATTAGGTGGAAACATTTCCTGTATAGCTTTTGATTGAAACTTAACAGCAGATTCAATTAACATTGGATGTACTGCTGTGCATGCTCCTTCAAAAGGTTCAGATGCTTCTTCTATCTTTAATCCTAATAAATCAAATCCTCTTTCAAACATAGACTCCCATTCAGCTCTGGAATCCTTATCTGATGTATAAGAATCAATAATATCATTTGCAATTTCTGCTATCTGATCATCTTCTACTGTATCAACAATATTAGAATACCATTCTTCTATATCTTCTTCTGGCTTCATTTCTGAAGTACCTTCAAGATCTACAATAACACCACCATCTGTATCCATTTCAAATGTTGGTTGTGCCATTGCAGCTTCTTCAGGTTTTGGTATATTAACTATATTTGATATTTCTTCTGGTATTTGTTCAAATGGATTCTTTTCTGTTGCCATTATTTTATACCTAACATTTGTTTTTGTTTATTTGTTAAAAATCCTGACCATACATCTCTACCTAATCCAGAATCTCTTGCAGCTCTAGCATTTCTTAAATTTCTATTGGCAGGAGTTTTCTTTAATAGATCATCTAAAGTTTTTCCTATTGTCTTACCTTTAGATCCTTCATTAAATTTTAAAGTATATTGAGCTATACCTTCAGCTTCTTTAGTACGTGGATGATAAGTAACTTTACCAGTAACTGAGTGTCTACCACTTTTACTTTTCCACTTTCCTGATCCTGTTACTTTAGAACCTTTTAAAGGATCACCTTCAAGTATACTTTTATGTTTTACATAACCTTGTAGATCTAAATTTAATTTGTCACCAGCTTTAGGATCAAAAAATTTAGTTTTAACTTTTGTTTTTATTGGTTGTATATTTATTTTTGTGT